ATGGTGGGGGATACCACTAAAGTATTTATTAGAACTAGATGGGCTAATGAATGGGAAGATATGGAAGTAGAAAAAAACTATGAACTTAAAATTATATTCGATGGACAGTAAAAAATTAACCACAGAAGAACAAAAAACAGAATTACTAAACGATTTATTAGCAACATCCACTGTAATGGAAGAATTATGGAATTATCATCCAGATAATCCTAATAAAAAAGATGTAGTTAAAGAATATAAAGTATTAGAAGTAATAAAAGCTGATATTGAGAAAGAAATAAAAGAGCTTGAGTAACATTCATATTTATAACATATGAAAGAGTTTAGTGCAAAAGTTGTTGAAGAGTGGGCTTACAAAGCTTACCATAAAGGTTTTTTTCCTGAATGGCAGAAAATGACTTCATCTATAGCTAAAGAAGAAAATATAGCCTTTGATGATGCTGCTGAGAAAGCATATAAAACCTTAAAATTGATGGGTAGTGAATAAAGAAAAGATTTTTAATTTATTTGAAGAAGGAGTTGATGAAAATGGAATTTCTAACTCAACAGTAGAAGATTTCATGGAAAGAGCTTATCTTAAAATTGGAATGTTTACTAAGTTAATTATTAATCATTTTACATTTCATAAAAAACTTAAAGATTTTTTTGATAAAGAAGGTACAAAGTATGATGCTGATGGTGTAAAGGAAGCTTCAGAGATTGTAGTATATAATAGGGCTTGGGCTTATATCCGAAAAGTAGATATAACCAAAGAATCCCATATAAAAGCTATTAAACAATTTGAACCTATTACATTTAATAAAGCACTACAAAATTCAATCTGGTATTTTGAGGGTAGGGAGGAATATGAAAAATGTGCCCATTTATTTAAAATTCAGAAAGTTGTGAAAACTTTTCAAAATTCCTTGGAGGAGTAATTTTTCCCACGTATATTTATAATACGGGGATTTGAGAAACGGATGAGAAATAGGGGATGAGAAAGGGGTTGGAACCCGGGGGGGTAGAGAAATTAACAATGTTATATATAATAAGTCATGAGAAATAGAAATCTATTAAACAAAAAACTAGACACACTAGAAACTACATTAATTACATTAAAAAATATTGTAAATACTTCACAACCAATAGAAACTTATAAAATCAATATTGGTAAAGCCCAGGGATTAGTTGAAGATATTAAAGATATGGTAGAAAATGAACCCTTATCACCTAGTGAATTAAATAAAGTTTAATGCGAAGTATACCTGCTAAATCCAGACTCAAATATATTGCCCATAATCCAACTTCAAGATTATTAAATATAATTACTAGATTAATTAAGGCATTTTTATTAAAACAAAAAAGAAAATAAATTAGGTTATGACATTATCAGCTGAACAAATCCAGTCTAACTGGGAGATATTTCTTAATAATATTGAAACCCATATTACTGGAGATAGAAAAGAAAAATTACTAGAATTTTATAAAAAATATGAGGAGCGTATTATTTTAATGCCCGCTGCCCATAAGAAAGAATACCATAATGCATTCCCAGGTGGTTATGTTGACCATGTTAATAGAGTAGTTCGTTGTTCTTTAAAACAATATGAATTATGGAAAGAAGAAGGAGCCGATACCACTACATTTACTATAGAAGAATTAGTATTCTCAGCTATTAATCATGATTTAGGTAAAATGGGTGATGAAGAAAACGAATCATATATCCCCCAGACAGATAATTGGAGAAGAGAAAAATTAGGGGAGGATTATATGTTTAATACTAAAGTACCCTTTGCCTCAGTCCCTGATCGTGGTTTATTTATGTTACAATCTCATGGTGTGCAATATACATTTAATGAAATGTTAGCTATTCAGACACATGATGGTTTATATGATGAGGCAAATAAAAAATATCTTCATGCTTTTATGCCAGAACAGAAACCAAGAACCTCTTTACCTTTTATCTTACACCAAGCAGATTTATTAGCTGCACGTGTTGAATTTGAAAGAGAATGGTTACCTAAACTAAAAGGAGAAAATAGCGTGGAGGAGCCAAAAAAGAATTTTACATTGAAGACGAAAACTAAAACTAAATCTAAAGCCTTAAATACTATACAAAGTGAAGGGTTAAAGAATATGTTAGATAATTTATGATTTTAGAAATTGTCATTGGAATATTAGGTCTATTGGTCGTTATCTTAGGATACACGACCTTCAACCTTTTACGTAAAAATGAACAAGCTGAAGATATAATTGTCTCATATGTAGATTTATTTGAAAAGTTATCAGAGTCAATCTCATACTCAGAAAAAAAACTTGAAAAAATAGATCAAAAAGGGATTTTTCAATCCGATGACGAAATAGGTTGGTTTTTTAATGAAGTAAAAAAAATTCAGAGAACTATCTCTCGATTTAAACCTAATCTATAATCATGGTAAAGAAGAGAAGAAAAAAGAGTAAAAATTATTTTACTCAGGAGACAGAGGACTATATAGTAAAATATAATAATCTAGATCCTATAGAAAATGAAGATGAAAGAAGTAAAATATATGAACGTCATATACATTACCCATTTTTCAAACTTACTCAAAATATAATCCATACATTTAAATTTTATCATACTGAAGTAGAAAATTTAGAACATCTACAACATGAAATAATTACGTTTTTGTTATCAAAAATTCATCTGTTTGATCCTACTAGAGGGGCTAAAGCATATTCTTATTTTGGTACTATTGTAAAACGGTGGTTAATTTTGTATAATACTAAAAATTATACTAAAAAAATTAAAAAAACTGATGTAGATGTATTGTCTAAAGAAGGATCTACTTACACTTATAGTATAGAAGAAGAAAAAGCTAAAAATGATTTAAATTTATATATTGACATTTATGTTGATTATGTTAGTGATAATATTTTTGAGTTATTTCCTAAAAAAAATGATGCTCAAATAGCAGATGCAATTTTAGAATTGTTTAGAAAAAGAGAGGATTTAGAAATATTTAATAAAAAAGCTCTTTATATCTACATTAGAGAAATAGTAGATGTGAAAACACCTAAAATCACTAAAATAGCTAATCGATTACACGATATTTTTAAGAGTAATTACGTTTTTTATCTTGAAAATGGTTACGCTAGATTCTAACCTTTTTCTATATCCATATTTATAATAAAATTATATTATGGGATCATTAGATAATATTGTATTTAAAAACAAAAAATTCTCAGATATACTAAATGAGATTTACGATAACCAGAAAAAAAAGGAAAAACAAATTTCTGGTTTAATTTCAGAATTAAAACCACTTATAAGTGATATTGGTGATGCTACTTTAATTGTTCCATTAATTAAAGAATATATGGAGATTGGTGTAAGAAACGATGAACAATTAATTAAAATGGCTACCATAATCCAACGTGCTCTTAATAATAGTTCAAGTGAAGACTCATTAGGTATTTCGGATGAAGAAAAAGCTCAATTAATGGCGGAATTAGATAAATTAGGTACTAATTTCGAAGAAGATAATAATGGCTAATAAATTTGGATTTGCTAGTTTAAATCAAAATCTAAATTCTACAGATACTACTTCTAACTTAGGAAATCAAATTAATGAATTATTTTCTAAAACAGTAGCTGCTAGAGTTAAGGATATTATCTTAGATGATACTCACCCTCAATTTCAAGAATATGGTGAATGGAATGGTGTAGGTACTATCTTTTTTGAAATTGTAGATTTACAAACAGGAAATCCTCCTGAAAAACCAACAGCATTACCTTTAATTCCTTACTTAAAAAATTATCCATTAATAAATGAAATAGTTTATTTAATAAAACTCCCAGATACTAATATTGGTGATTTTACAACTTCAACAACTTATTACTATCTAAATACAGTAAATATGTGGAATCATCCACATCATAATGCTTATCCTAATTTATTAGAAAACCCAGAAACACCTGAATCTCAACAAAAAGATTACCAAGATATAGAAGGAGGATCTATTAGGAGGGTTACAGATAATTCAACAGAAATAAATTTAAATTCACCTAAAATTGGAGGTACATTTGTTGAAAAACCTAATATTCATCCTATTTTATCATTTGCTGGTGATAGTATTTTAGAAGGAAGATTTGGGAATTCAATTCGTTTAGGAAATACTTCAAAAACTAAAAGTTTATTATATAAAAATAATTGGTCCGGAGCTGGAAAAAATGGTGACCCCATTACTATTTTAAGAAATGGACAACCTAAAAATGCAAGTGAATCTGGGTGGCTACCTATAATAGAAAATATTAATCAAGATTTATCTTCATTATATTTATCTTCTTACCAAGCTATTCCTATAAGATCAGAATTTACCTCATTTCCCGCTATATCAACTAAATCACCACAATCTTTAAGTTCATATACCCAACCTCAAATACTATTAAACTCTAGTAGATTAGTATTTAATAGCTATAATGATAGTATTTTATTAAGTTCTAATAAGGCTATATCATTATCTGCTGTTGAAGATATTGGTATTTATTCTAGAGAAAATAATGTAAATATAGAAGGACAAAGTGTAAAACTAGGTGCTTCTGTAGCATCAGAGTCTCTTATTTTAGGAGATGCCTTTTTAGATGATTTAAAAGTATTACTTACTTCTTTAAGTTTATTAATGCAAACTTTAGCTTCTAACCCAACATTAGGTCCTGCAGGTATTGCTGCTAATAATACTAAAATTCAAGTTGATAAAATCAAGGATAATATAGAAAATTATAAATCTAGAATTGTAAAAACTTTATAAAATGTTAGACGACGAAATTCTATTATTAGCCCAACAATTCTTAGATGGTCCTGAAGGTAAAGCACTTTTGGAAAGATTAAATATTGATTTTGATACTGCAAGTATAAATCAAAAAATAAAAGATTTAGAAAATCGTCCTGATAGAGAAACAAGACAACAAAATAGAGAGGATAAAAGACAAAGAAGAAGAGACGAAAGAGAAAAAAGAAGAGCTCAAAGAAAAGATGCTAGAAAAGAAGAAATTCTAAAATTAAGAGCTCAAATTAAAGCTAATATTCCAGTAATTAAAGAATTTCCTATAACAGGAAGAGTTTATTGGTTACTAGATAAAGATGATCCCGAACCTAATTATTCAGGTGTAAAAATAAATGTTTTAAAAGGTGCATTAGTAAAAAAAGAAAATGAAACTCAAATTCCGGAATCTCAACTTCAAACTCAACCTAATGGTACCTTTGATATAAAAATTAAAACTGCGGTTTTACCTGCTAAAGTTACTATAAAAGCAGGAGAAGATGAAGAAGGTAATGATATAGAAAGAGAATTTGAATTTAGACCTAATGACATTGTTATTGTAAGACCCCAACTTGTATTTAGAGGAGGAGATGTAGGAGGGGGTATACCTCCCACACTTAAAGAAATTACTACATTAGATAATGTAATTAAAAGTGATTTAGGGGTTACCCAATTACTCACAGTAAATCAACAGTTAAAACAAACGGTTAATGATGCTCAATTAGCTATAGATGAAGAAACAAGTAAACTAGGTCCATTATATTATAGTGGACCTGAAAATGCTTTAATTAGTAGAAAAGGACTTATATTAGAACTTAACAATGTTATTAAAACTAGATTAATTCCTTTAATTGTGGGGTTATTAATATCTTTTGGTATAACTAAAATTTCTCAATCAGCATTTAAAATTTGTCCTACTCCTGAACGATTAAGAGAAAATGTAAGGAGAAGAAATAGAGTAGTAAGACAATTAAATCAAGCATTTGTAACATTATCCGTTAATATAGCTTTAGCTGCTATTTTTAAACTACTTTCTGTTGCTCTTAAAAGAGTAGCTTTTACTCTTAGAAACACACCATTACCCTTAGCTACTCAACCTTATAATACTGTAGGACAATTACAAGAAGTAGAAGAACAAATCACCCTTCTTTCAGAGGGTAATGATGACTTAAATAGAGAAACTATTATAGCTTTAGTTTTACTAGCAACGGGTATTACTACAGTATTAGTATTACTTAATGCTTTAGATAAACTAACTGAAGAATGTGCTGGGGAATTAGATTTAGAATTTGAACCTATTAATCAAGAATTACAAGATTTAACAGCGGAACAAGCTGAAGAAGGATTCCCATTAGTTACAGAAGTAAATGGGTTTACTATGGGTATAGAATTAGAAAAAAATACAGTGGGTTCATTAAAAAGAAGATATGCTATAGCTAAAAATAAACAAGGAATAGTTCAATTAAAAGGTGAACCTTCATTTAGTGCCACAGATCAAATTTTAATTGATGAACTTGCATTTTATATAACTACAAATAATTTAAAAGCATTTTAATTTAATATTTATAATAAATCATTATATATGAAAATTAACGATTTAAAAAAAGTAATAAAAGAAACAGTAAGAGAAGCAATTCAAGAAGAATTAAAAGATATTCTTTTAGAAGCTGTTAAGTCTCCAAAATCTAATTTAGTTACTAACTCTCAACCCCAAGTTCAACAATCTTCTTTACCCACAAAATCCAAAGAAGAAATTAGAGAAAACTATATGAAAGTTTTAGGAGGGATGATGCCTGGTTCTAATGGAACTATATCTGCTAATACAAATAGTATGCCTTTACAAGTAAATGGTCCTATGGATACTACAAGTCCTAATGGTAGTTTACCCCAAGGAGAAGTTTCTATGGATCAAATAATGGGATTAATGAGTGGTAAATAATGGCTATTGCAGTAAGAAAAATATTTAAAAATGATTTAAGACCAAGAGTTGCTATTGGTTTTGATCTCCCTATTAATGGAGATGCAGTTTTTATTCAAAATTTTCTTACTAAAGATGCTATTAAAAATAATCTAATAAATTATTTTCTAACTAATCCTGGTGAAAGAGTAGGTAATCCAACTTTTGGAGCAGGGTTAAGACAATATGTTTTTAGCAAAATTGAAACAGGAAATTTAGATTTTATTACTGAAGATATTCAACAAAAAATTAGAAATAATTTCCCTAATATAATAGTAAACTCAGTAAATATATTAGAACAACCTGAATATAATACTATTATAATACAATTAAAATACTCAGTTCAAGATACGGGTATAAATGATGAATTAGAATTAACATTTACATAATGGCAGTAAATAGAGACATAAAATATTTAAATAAGGATTTTTCAGATTTTAGATCACAATTAATTAATTTTTCTAAAAACTATTTTCCTAATACTTACACAGATTTTACCCCATCATCTCCTGGGATAATGTTTATGGAACAAGCCTCTTATGTAGGTGATGTTCTTTCATTTTATCTTGATAATCAATTACAAGAAACATACTTACAATATGTAAGGCAAACTAATAATATATTTGATTTAGCTTATATGTTTGGTTATAAACCAAAAGTAACAGGTTTAGCAAATGTAGATGTAGAAATATTTCAATTAGTACCCGCAAAATTAGAAGGAGCAGCATATGTTCCTGATTTTGATTATACTTTATATTTTGAAGCAAATACCCAAATAACATCAACTAATAATTCTACAACTTTTAATATAGAAGACCCAATTGACTTTTCAGTCTCAAGTTCATCAGATCCAACTATTGTAAGTATAGCTCAAATTACAACTAATGTTCCAACATATTTTTTATTAAAAAAAACAAGAAAAGCTTCTTCAGGTAATATTAATAGTACAACTTTTAGTTTTGGTGATTTTGAAGAATTTCCAACTGTAACTATTAATGCTGAAAATGTAGCTGGAGTTATAGATATTTTTGATTCTAATAATAATGAATATTATGAAGTTGATTATTTAGGTCAAGAAACAGTATTTAAATCATTAAAAAATACTAATGTTAATGACCCAAATAATTATGTAAATAGTAATGATTCACCCTATATTCTACAAGTTGAAAAAGTACAAAGAAGATTTGCAACTAGATTTATTGATAGTGGTTCATTACAAATTCAATTTGGATCAGGTAATCCCTCAGATACAGATGAAGAAATAATCCCTAATCCTGACAATATAGGTATAGGATTACCTTATGAAAAAAATAAATTAACAACAGCTTTTAGCCCAACTAATTTTATTTTTACAAATACTTATGGTATTGCACCCGTAAATACTACTCTAACAGTTAGATATACTACAGGTGGAGGTGTTTCTTCTAATGTTCCTGCCAATAGTATAACTTTATTAGATACTTCTACAGTAAGATTTGTTAATAATAATTTAAATGCAACTACAGCACAATATATTTTTGACTCAGCGGCTGTAAATAACCCAAAAGCAGCATCCGGGGGTCAAGATGGGGATAATGCAGAAGAAATTAGACAAAATACTTTAGCTAATTTTTCATCACAGTTAAGAAATGTAACTGCAGATGACTATTTAGTAAGAACTTTAAGTATGCCCTCTAAATATGGTATTATATCAAAAGCATACGGTCAAAAACCAAAAGCAAACGAAGGAAATAATACTGTAGATATATATGTTTTAGGGTATAATGCTAATAAAAATTTAACTACTGCTTCAAGCACATTAAAAAATAATCTAAAAACTTATCTGAATCAATATAGAATGATAGGTGATTCTGTTGGTATTAAAGATGCTTTTATTATTAATATAGCAGTCAATTTTGAAATAATTACTGCCCCTAATTTTAATAATAGTCAAGTTTTAAGTCAATGTATTAATGAATTAATATCATATTTTAATATAGATAATTGGCAGATTAATCAACCTATATTATTAAAAGATATAGAATTACTTTTAGATAGAGTACCTGGAGTACAAACAGTACAAAGTGTTACTATTACTAATAAAGCAGGAGTAAGCTCAGGTTATTCACAATATGCTTATGATATTAATGGGGCAACTCAAGGTAAATTAATTTATCCTTCAATTGATCCTTGTATTTTTGAAGTTAAGTTTCCAAATCAAGACATTAAAGGAAAAGTGATAAATATTTAAAAATGGCAGTATATAAATTATTTCCAACCAAAGACGCTACTATATATTCATACTACCCAAATATGAATACAGGGATTGATCCTATTATTGAATTAGGAAATCTTAATCCTTTAACTAACCCTTCTCCCCAAGTATCTAGATTTCTAATTCAGTTTAATCAAACCGAAATAGAAAATATTATAGATAGTAAAGTAGGCTCAGGAAATAAATTTTCAAGTAGTTTAAAATGTTATATAGCTGAAGCACAAGGAATAAATCAAGAAACAACAGTAGAAGCTTACCCTATATATGGTTCATGGAATAATGGAACAGGTCAATATTTAGATTCTCCTCAAACTACTAATGGTGTAACTTGGATAAACAGACTTTCATCAGGGTCTGATAATCAATGGATTACATCTTCATTTCCAACTTATGTAACAGGATCTTATACTTTAAATAATGAAGGAGGAGGAAATTGGTATACAGGTTCAGATGATACTAATAATACTAATTTAGTAGTTAGTCAAAGTTTAGCTTATAGAACTTTTAAAGATTTAGATTTAAATGTTACTGATATAGTAAATGTTTGGTATTCTAGTTCTAATTCAATTGGTGGTTTTACTGATATATCAAATGAAGGATTTATATTAAAATTCTCAAGTTCAGTTGAATTTGTTGCTGATTTTGATGTTCAACCTCAATTACAATACTATGCTATAGATACTAATACTATATACCCACCAGTATTAGAAATAAAATGGGATGATTCCTCTTTTGAAACTGGGAGTTTATCAGAAATTAGCACTACAGATTTAGTAGTAGCTTTAGATAACAACCCAGGAATATTTTACAGTGAAAGTATAAATAGATTTAGATTAAATGTTAGAGAAGAATTTCCTGTTAGAACTTTCCAAACAGCATCTATCTACACCACTAATAGATATTTAAATAGTAGTTCATTATACGCTATAAAAGATTTAGATACTAATGAATATGTAATTGATTTTGATTCACAATTTACTAAAATAAGTTGTGATGCAACAGGAAATTATTTTGATATATACATGAATGGTCTAGAACCAGAAAGATATTATAAAATTTTAATTCAAACTACTATTAGTGGTAGTACTATAGTTAAAGATGATAAATATTACTTTAAAGTAGTTAATGGGTAATGGCAGAAAAAAAAGTAGATTTAAAAAAGAATGTATATAATAAAGTTCAATACTCTCAAACTATAGATACTAGTTTTAGAGAATTAGGAGTTACATCTATTTCTGAAGATTTAGAAAATCAACCTACTGTTGAACAATTCTTTGCCTTATACAATGAACTTTTTTATGATATACCACCTAATGGAAGTACTAATTCACATGAATTTTTAGTACAACAAAGTGGTAATTATATAGGATTTGAAAATAGATTAGAAGAAATTGAAGCATTACAATTAGAAATTTCCCAAATAAGAAGAGATTTACTTAATGCTCAAATACAAAATATAGAATTAACCACAGGACAAAAAATAAATATTGATTTAGAAAATCTAGGTAATAACCCAGAGGAAGTAAACAATGCTATAAAAGATATAAGGTCAGACCTAAATTTACCTTAAAAAAGTATAAATGGAGGAAGAAATTAAAATAGTACCTATAAATCCAGATACATTTGAAACCCAAGAATATAATTCTTCGGATAGAGAATTATTAACAGTATCCATTTTAGATACTGCTTTTTCTGGATCTAGTGATTATATAGAGTTAGCTGTATATGATGAAAATCAAAATCTTATAGAAGAAGTAAGTAATTTAACTACTTACACTATTAAACAAGGTGATGTACTTTTAGACCCACAACAAGATTTAATTAACTTAGGTTTTGATGTAGATTCATATTTTACTAATTATACTTTTTATAGAAAAAGATTATCATCTTCCTCAACTGAAAAATATTATATTAGTAATATAAGTTCGGATAGAACTGAAATTGAAATTACTAGTAACCAAATTAGCGAAACAGATGTTATATCATCAACTAATGAATTTATTCAATATAGAGAAAATGCTAATTATTTTGTAGATTTTTATTTAAATTTTGGAGACAATCAAACTATTGTAGCTAATAATATTAAATTATCTGCTGGAAAAGTTTTAATTAAACTATATGAAACTTTACCTTCTAATTTTGATATTAAATCACAATTATGGGTTGTTGAAGAAATATCAACACCCCAAGCTTATAAAGTAACTTTCCCTTCTGTAATTGAAATTCCAAATGATTTCACTTATATACAAGGTCCTAATTTTGGGTTACAAGAAGAAACTCCTAAAGGTTCATCTGGAGATGATTTTTCATATAGTGAACTTACTAATACCCCTCTAACTAGTTCTTATAATGAAATCTTAAATCTTTTAGAACAAAAAGAAATTGAGATTAATATTAATTATGAAAATTTTGGAGAATTTATACATTTTAGTTCCGCACAAACAAGGTTAGAGAATTTTTATTATAAAGTGGGTTTAATAGAATCTGCTAGTTTACAAATAAGTGATTATTTAGGACAAATACCTGGAGCTACTTTAGATACTGTTGCATATAGTGAAAGTAAAGCAACTCTAAGTAATCAAATAGAGGAAATAATTAAAAACTTTGATGGGTATGAAAGATTCTTATACTATGATAGTGGATCTTTATATTCTTATCCTAAATCAAATGATACCCCACCTTATAATTTATATTCAACTGGCAGTACAGAAGTACTAAACTGGTTAGGAAGTGCAGATCCTGATTCTGCCTATTATGGTGGTATAGCTTTATCTGCTTCCAATTTTGACCAAGAAAATAAAGATTGGTTATACTGGACAATACCTCAATATTTAAGGGATGATCCAGAAAATGCTCAATATGAGTTATTTGTTGACATGATGGGTCAACATTATGATAATATTTGGATTTACATTAAAGATGTTTCTAAAAAATTTAATGCTGATAACAGACTACAGTATGGTATATCTAAAGACTTAGTAGCACAAGCTATTAGGGATTTTAATGTAAAGTTATATGCTAACAATTTTAACAGAGACGAATTATACACAGCATTCTTAGGATTAACCCCTTCAGGTAGTTTATTCCCATTCCCAGATATAACAGATACATTACCCGCAAATACTGGGTCTGAGTACATAGATACTAAAGTATCTTCATCAAACGATGCTATCCCATTAGATGATGTAAATAAGCGTTTATATAAACGTATTTACCATAATATACCTTATTTATTAAAAACTAAAGGTACTCATAATGGTTTAAGAGCATTATTAACCTCTTATGGTATCCCAGATACAATATTAAGAATTAATGAGTTTGGTGGAAGTAAAAGACATACAACTACAGATAGAAATTTAGAAGAAAAAGTATTTAATTATGCTTTTGATACTGAAGGTCAATATTATTTTTCATCTTCATTTGCTCAATTAGCAGCCTGGGAAGGTGGATCAGGTACTCCTAACACAGTACAATTTAGATTCAAAACCCCAGGTATACCTACTACTGCAAGCTATTCACAATCCTTATGGTCAATTGATGATGGTGCTTCCTCAATGGTATTAGAATACACAGGTTCAGCTTTTTCAAGTGGGTCTTACTCAGGGTCAGTAGTAGATCCTTATAATACTTATGCTACTTTAAAATTTGTTCCTGATAGTGGGGATACTACAAAAAGTGCTAGTTTATATCTTCCATTCTTTGATGGTGGATGGTGGTCAGTTATGACTATTTTAGAAGGAGGTAATGCAACTTTATATGCTGCTAATTCACTAGATGGAGATTTAAAATTTACTAGTTCTGATAGTGTTAGTGGTTTTTCAAATGGTCCTTATAGAGGAAGTGAAATTCAATTCCCTAATTCTACTACAATAACCATTGCAAGTAAAGATTATGAACCATTTTCTGGATCACTTCAAGAAATAAGATATTTTTCACCTAGCTTAAGTGAAAGTGTATTTCACGATTATACTTTAAACCCCTATTCATTTGAAGGTAATACTATAAACAGTGCCCCCAATGAATTAATCTTTAGAGCAGATTTAGGTACCCAATTAGATACAGGAAGTAGAACTTCTATCCATCCTAAAGTTACAGGTTCTGCTAATTACCCTACAGCTTCATTTACTGGACCAACAAGTGATTACTTTTTAAGTAGTGGTAGTTTTGTAACTAATAAAGAATCAGTATACTTAAATGCCTTAGCCACAGGTATAAAAGATAGAGCAACAGTTAAAGTAGCATTAAAAGAAACTATTTTACCTGAAAATCCTAGTGGATCTAACACGTCTATTACGGTATTATCACCATTACAATCATTACAACAGACGTCTCCAACCACAGAAAGTTTCACCGATGAAATTAACTATGTAGACATATCTTTATCACCCCAAGACCAAATTAATGATGATATTATTGCCCAATTAGGTAATTTTAATATTGGAGATTATATTGGGGATCCAAGACAAATTTACTCTGCAAGCTTAAATTATCCTGATTTAGATACTTTAAGAGATGATTATTTTGAAAAGTATATTAAGAGTTATGATTTAAAGGATTTTGTAAGATTAATTAAATATTTTGATAATTCTTTATTCAAAATGATTAAAGACTTTACTCCTGCTCGTACTAGTTTAACTTCTGGGGTAACAATCAAACAACATATACTAGAAAGAAATAGATCACCTTTTATTCAAAATACCACTAATACTACTTTAGCAACCTATGGAAGTGGATCTTTAATAGACCCTACAAACACTAGCTCCAGAGAAGGAATAACTTTAAATACTCCTTTAATTCAACAAGATCTTACACTTAGTGGTTCAATTAAACCTCAATCCAGAAATTATAATACAGGATCAGGTGATGTAGGGGCTTATGAGTATACTAATGGTTCTTCAATTTATAAATTTAGTGGAGGAACAGGAGGTTCATTTGAAAGATATAATACTTTATCTGCTGACCCTTATTATCAATCTGCTTCCTTTGCATACTACTCCAGTTCAGGAAACTACCCGGGATATCCTGATACTAGTTCTATTTTTGATATAAATGGAGGGCCTCTTAAAACAAATAGATTTTTCTTAACACAAAGTTATAGTGAATCAATTCAAGAATCAATTAATGATACAGGTTCATTCCCTAATTATAGTTCAAAAGTAATATCGGATCAAAGAGAATTTTATGATGGAGAATTTAGTGGATCCTATATTGTGGCAACTACACAATCTTTAAACCCAGGTTGTGCTCCTTATTTAAAAGTAGTAGATACTTCTATAAGTTATAATCCATTATTTTTTCCTAGCACTGCTGTTAATTCAGTTGAATTTAGTAAAAACACAAACAATCCAAATAGTGGAGATGCTTGGATATATTATACTAGAGGAACAGGAGGAACTGTTAATCTTATAAAATTATCTTCTACAGATGCTAGTGGAATTGATGTTACTAATTACTTACAATCCTCAGATAAAATAGAAATATCTTTTCCTGATTTTACAACTGGAGGGAGAACATCTGCAGAATATTATATTAGTGGAGTAACTCCATTTGCTAATAGTGTATTATTAGCTATAGATCAAACTCAAGGAGATATAGCAGTAACTGGTTCTGAAGTAGGAGGATCTGAAAATTGGAGTTTAAGAGCTAGTGGTAGTTATTCTAATGAAGGTGCTAGTGATGATGAATCTCAAGGAGTATTCACTGATATAACAAAAACAAACCAATCTCAAACTTTTGTATATTGGAATGGTGGAACAGAAGATGCTCAAGGATTTTTTAACACTGGTTCTTCATCTACAACTTTAGCTGATATAAAAGCTGGAACAAATACTAATTTTGGTGGATATGCACCTAGTAGAACTTCTAATATACCTTGGTTCTTTAGTTGTTCATTATACTATAGTGCATCTGGACAAAATATCTCAGGACCAATTTCAACTAATGCTGTTTACCATTCTCAAAGTAGTTATAGTGGAATTAATCTAACAGATCAATCATTTACTTTAACAACTACTGGTGATAGTGGAATATTTGTTCCTTCTCCTAAATTTGTAAATCTTGATTCTTCATATTTTACTAGTTCATATAACACACAAATCCCAGGTAATTCTGGATCTGGGTTTACTCT